AAATAAGTCGCAGCTGTACTAGCTATTCTATTATAGGCTTCTTTTGGAGTTTCCTTATTTTGTAAGTAACCTCCAAGCATAGTCGTTAGGTATAAGCTATTATTACCCCACTCAGGTATGTCATCTATAGACCAACCCTGCTTTTTAGCTAAATCGTGTAGTTCGTTCATTGTTTATATTTTAAAATAAGTCATCACTGTTCCAATCTTCATTAGGTTTAGCATAGCCGGTTTCCCTGTTATCAAAGAAGTCGGTTTGTTGCTCACCAGACACCATAATGTAAAACCAAGACATGTTCTCCATTAATTTTGGGTTTACTTTATATATCCGTTCTAATCCTAATTCAACTAGTTTTCTATTAGCTCTGTCATACATAAAATTCTTGAGTTCTTCTTTCGATATGGTCTCTAATTCCCCCATTTCAAAAATACTCTCTATGTATGAGAATTCATTTACAAGAGATAATTGAACTCCTTCTATAATACTATTTTTAAATTCAGATGTCCAGATGTCAGGATTTTCTTTAATCAATTCTCTAAACAATTTACACCCCGCTTCGCTATGTAAACTTTCATCTCTTACGGAAAATATCATTTGTTGGCCAATGCCTTTTAGCCTGTTTGATTTTCTAAAAGAGAGAAGAACTGCGAAAGAACTAAACAATTGAATGCCTTCGGCGCATGCAGAAAATAATGCTAGACTTCTTGCGATGTTTGATATGGAAGTATCATTTTTATCTACATCAATCAAAACTTGCAATTTATTCATGGTAGCCTCATCTTGCATGAATGCTTGAAAGTCATCTAAGCCTAGAGAGTCATTTAAGTATGAATAGGCTGTCGCATGTATTGTTTCAAATGATCCAAATGTTACTGCCATCATCTTGATTTCAGGAATTGGAAACCATGTAGTAACGTATTGAGACCAATAATCATTTACATGTGTTTCAGTTTGAGCAAATCCTTTTAAGATGTTACCAATGACATTTTTTTCAGATTTAGTAAGATTTTCATCCCAATCTTTGATGTCTTTTTGCATATTAATTTCTGTATGCAACCAGTGGGCGTTCTGCTGTTTGAACCAATATTCATAAGCCCATTGATACTCAAATGGTTTGAAATGCAATCTTTCTTTTAGTAGAGGCATAATGTGAAAAGTTAAATGTTTATAATTTTGTTTTCGGTAAGAATAAATACCTACTTAGTTTGAAATTTCATTGTACTCCTTAAAAAACTTATCCACTTCCGCGGGATCAAATGCACTTGAATTTTTTGGAGCAGGGCCTCTATCATCATCATCTACATCGGATATCAAATTGTTAATAATATGTTTTCCACATTTAGTATCTAACATGCCTTCAAATGATAATCCTAATTCTCCTAATCTTGATGCTACAATGTGATAAATGTTTTTTCTTGATAGTGAGAACATGAAATCACATACCATGAGAACATTATATGATTCTGCAATGTGTTCTCCATTTACAATTTTAGCTGATTCGGATGTTCTGTTTGCTTGAGAGGGAACCCATGCTGGAACTCTATATTCATCTGCTATGTTTCTAATGTCGGTAAAGATTTCATCTAATGCAAATCTCTTCTCTGTCTTTGTAGATTTTAGTAATTTTGGGTCATCTATAATGATTAATCCCGGCGAAATTCCTTGGTGGATACACTGATCTAAATGTCCTCTGATAGTCATTGTAGATGCTTTGTATGCTCCATATTTCTTAATGATTAACTTGCCTGGAATTTCATCCATTTTCTTATTAATCAAAGGCATGTTATCTTTAGACAAGTTATCTAATGATATGTCTGTGATGTAAGCGTCAATCCTCTTTGAAATTTGAGTAGGATACAATTCCATGGTATAGTAGATTACGTTTACCCCTAACTCCATAGCGTGAGCAGCTAAGGATATAAGTAACCATGATTTACCTCCCTTTGGTGGACATAATACAACACCAAGTTCACCATAAGATAGACCTCCTTTCATGTAAGAATTAAGAACAGGCGATGGAGTAGGAATCGGATTTCTATCATCCTCCATGTATCTATTTTCTAAAGTTTCTTCATACATGTATCCTAAGTCTAATTCGGAACCTGCATTATGTGCTTTGTTTATAGCAGAGAAGGCAGCGTCAAAATCATTTCTTTTAACTAAATCAACAGCATTTCTTAGGGCTTTTACATATTCCCTATTTCTACAAAACTCCACAATTTTGTCCTTGACATGTTGTAAGTCCTTAGAGTCAGCAAAATCTAGAGAACTCTTAAGAAACATGTAAATACTCTGGGCGTAGAGCTTGTTTCTCTCTGCCTGAGAATCGTTTTCATCCTTGTTTGCTAATTCCTTGATGTTTATTTTTAAAACATCTATTGTAGGTTGTAGCTTGTATGTCTCATAATAGTCATACATTTTTTCTACTACCCAAGACATAGCCTCGTTCTCAAAATAATTTGGATCAAGAATGTCAATAATGCGAGTAAAGAAATTCTCGTCATTAAGTAAATTGTACAAAACCTTCTTTTGAAAATCCGTACCAAAAGAATTTAATAAATTGGCGGTCATTATTTATGATTTTAATCTGTTTACAAAGTTTCTATGCCATGAATCAAAGTCGTTTATCCTAGAGAAGAGTCCGTCGAACGCAAACATCTGCATGAATTCATAGTCATAACTAGAGGGCACAAAATCCTGCAATATTCTCCTTATTGCACTTTTTGTATGATAAGAAACATCAACGTTATGTAACTGAATTAATTTATAGTTTAATTCTAGTTTATCAAAATCGCTAATAAGATTGTCTAATCCCTTATATTTTTTACCCTCTGAAATCAAATCCTTTGCTCGGTTATAGAAGAAATCTAAATCCTCTATTTTAGTATTTCGTATCTCCGGAAAGAACTTGATTATGTTCTTTTCTCCTATAGAACCGAAGCTAGGAATGTTGTCGCTCCGGTCCCCTATAAAAGCCTTGTAATATACGAAGTTTTCTGGGATAATTCCAAATTCTTCGACAACTTTTTTCGGAGAATACATGATTTTTTTTGTAGGATTATAAACTTGTATGTTTTCTGATACTAACTGTAGGTAGTCTTTATCGGATGACATTATAAATTTATATTTGTAATCGTCTAATTCACTTGAGTTTACGAGTATGGAAATAACATCATCTGCTTCAACACCGTCCATAATTATTTGGACAACAGGTAAATTATTTAAATACTCTATAAGCCTTCTAATTTGTCTTTCCGATTCCTTATCTGTATTCTCCGTCTTACTTTCTGTGAGTCTATTCAACTTAAGCCCTTTGTGTTTGCCAGATTTGTATCCTTTATACATTTTCTTTCTCCGTATAGATCCTCCTTGTCCATCAAATACAACAATGACTTTATTTATGTTATAAGTCTTGACAAAAGAAAACATGCTTTCTAAGAATCCAAACGCACCTCCTATTGTGTGCCCATCCGTATTCAATGTAGGATAGGCACAAAAACATCTGACAAATAAATTGGTTCCATCTATTATGAGGACAGTCTTTTCGTTAGACATAGATCTATGGTTGTTCAACAATTTTGATAAATCAATTGTCATCTTCCGTTTCTTCTATGTGAATGAATGGAGTAGAATCCCCTTCGTCACTGCCGTCTCTTTTAATGTATGTTGTAATATAATAATCAGAAATATTAGATAATATATCTTTACGTATTTCTTCCCTAGAAAATAATTTATTGTGGAAATCCTTCCTTTGGAATCTTATTTCCTCTATAATCTCTCCCGTCTCTCTATTACAATACTTATAAGTGTACCAGGCCCCGGAAGATGTTGCAATGCCTTTATCTTTTAGGAAATCCATAATTGAACTTACATCATCAATTCCTGAATTATACATAATATTGAATGATGCTTTTCTATGAGGAGGTCCTATTCTATTCTTGATAATCTCTGCTTCTGTAGTAATACCTAAAGGTAAATCTTTTTCAGGACCTTGTATTTTTCCTTTCTTAACTAACTTAACTCTTATAGACGAGTGAAAACCTATAGCCTTACCTCCTGACGTAGTGTAAGAATCACCCATTCCTGGTCTAGCTTGTAGGTTCTGTCTGAGTTGGTTAGTGAAAATTAAAAGAATCTTTTCTCTACCTAGCAGGTTTGTAAGTTTACGCATGGCCTTAGAGATAATGATTGCCTTTTGAGTTGCCCATCCATCTTTATCATAATTGCCTTCAATTTCATCCTTTGTACTTGCGCCCATTACTGAATCCACAACAATAGTTACGATTACATCTTTGTTAGATGCTCTCATTTGTTCTATGATGGTTTCAACGGAACTAAAGACATCCTCAATAACTTCGTGCTGAACATATACAAAGTTCTTTTTTAAATCTACACCTATAGCACTTAAAAACTCCTTACTCACAGCACTTTCCGTATCTATGATGATTCCAATTCCACCTTTCTTCTGTGTTTCTTTTATAGCGTGAGCAGCTAATAAAGATTTTCCGGATTGTTCTAGTCCTATTAGTTCTACAATTTTACCTACGGGGTACCCGCCATTCTCTCTATTAGAGATAGCCATATCTAATGTTGTACATCCGGTAGATACAAAGTCGCTAACATTTGTAGGAGCTAGCGTAGAGTCTTCTAGCTTGTAAGCTACTGTCCCTATGTCTTTTTTGTACTTAGCATTTATTGCATCTATCAAAGATGATGCAAAAGATGTGTCAGTCCTCTCTTGGGAGGATTCCTTTTTCTTTGCCATAATTAACGTTTTTTTATATAGAATCTAGAAATTTAGAAAAATCGTCTTCAAGTGATTTAGTAGCTACGGGTTTTTCAACCGGTTTATTCCTAACTTCTTCTGTAGTTTCTTGCGTCTTTCCACCACCTCTTATAATTTCAGTTGATTCCGGAGCCTTGCTTTTTGAGAATAAAGATCCTGCCAAAGAAGTTACCATTTTTTCAATCTCCTCTTTTGTATGGGTGATATATAAATCCTCAATATTTCCCATTTCCTCGTATTGCCTCTTAAAATCCTCGATGGTATATCCTTCTTCTGCTCTCTCTATCAAATTAGTCGGGCTTCTCTTAGCTGTAATTTCTACACCACCTCCCGCAGGTTTAGTGATAACTAAGTCAGTTCCTATCTTTAAGTCAAAGATTTTTGAAGATTCCTCTCCTTCTTCCTCAAAAATAGTGTTCATGATATTAAATATTTTCTCGTAGGTCTTAGTATTTACAGGCCATACCTTAATTCCAGAGGATTCTTTTCCTTTTACTAGAATAGGAACATAGTAAAACTTTTGAGGAGCGAAATACTTAATAAACTGCTTGTTGTTCTCATAATCTTCTCTGTATAACTTGTTTGCAAAAATCTCGGCAGGATCTTCTTGTTGGAAAGTCTTAGGAGAGGCGAACTCATAATTGGCTAGACCTATTTTTGTAGCGTAGTCTCTGCCATGTATATATACCGTGTAAAAAGGCCACTCGGGGTCTCTTTTATTTGGTACTATCCTAATGGTGGAAGTTACGGATGTAGGTCTCCAAATGTAATCAAAAATGTTTTTACCTTTCTTTCTACCTGTAGGACCGGAGTTAGAAAGTTTACTCGCTTCTTGTTTGAAACGTTCTGCAAAATTACTCATAACTATATAGATTAAATGTTAGAAATATTCTTTTTGTAAAGAAACTTTAGGTCAATTATTCTCAATCCATCAGATCCTGTAACTATTAGGCAATTCTCATAAGCATACCAGTCAATCTTGTAATTAACATCAAGTTTACCATTATTAGATTGCTCTATAAGTATGTTAAGACCATTTAGAGTAAATAAAGTTCCGGTTTCTTTATTTCGATGTAGTATTAGGGTGGATGGAAGTAATGTAAAATCTTCCTCTCTAATAACATTGTAACTTAAAATTAGTTCATCATTATCGGATGCATTTCTAAAAACAAATACACTATCGTTTGTTATATCATAAGTGTTTCTAATAGTCTTCAATGTACTTTCTATAAAATGCGGGTGGCAAAAAGTACATAATAATTTTGTGGGTTTCCTCTCAATCATGCTTTCATGTTTTCCAAATCAAAAGATTTCATGTTAAAATAGTTTTTTCCAATTTTCACAGATGAGCTAAACCCAGAATCGTTTATAATCTTTTGTATTCCCCTTAATGTTTCCAATCCATCTTCTCTGTCAAAATCTAATAAGAAAGAATCATACACATATAATACGATTTGCGTTTTTTTCGACTGCAAATATACAGTAATTTTATTAATAATGTCAAAAAAATGTTCAACTTCCATTAATTGTATAACATAAGAGAATAATTTTCCTTTTGTATAGGAATAATCGTCTTTTAAATTCGATAGTTTTAAAGTTCTTACACAGTATGGAACAACAACTTCTTTATCGTGAACCATTTGACTATATATCGAATCCCTGTATTTATACAATGCGTTAAAGAAAGGAATCTTTTTGGCATCCCCCCTTTCAGAATAAATATTAGTAAAAGTCATTTTTTTAGCTTCATCGTATTCTTGCGGGGATATATTATTCTTCTTAAAATAAATCTTTGCCAGATACATGTGAACATCCTCTTCTTCTAATGTATATCCAATGGCCTTTGCAATGAGATATAAATGAAATGACTTAATATCAAATTCCACTAATATACCTCTATCATGCCTAGAAATGAATCCTAAGCGATGTTTTTCATCTTTTGGTATTGCGCTAAGGTTAATACCATTACATGTCCCTACGGGCCTTCCTGTGGCATTATAGAGCATGTATTTAGGATGTAATAAAGATGTTGTTAATTTTTTATTGTAGACTTCATTTATTTGAGGAATGTCAATGCATATTCCATTATCTCTAATATGATTTAAAGATGATAGAATAGATGTATATTTTTCAATGACAGATGATTTCTTATCCAATGTGCTTAAATAAGATAGCTGACTATTAAAACATCTTAAGAACATGTAATATGGAATATAGATGTTATAGGATGTTGATGGATAATAAAATCTTTTGAACTTAGATGTAAAAGAATATAAATCCTCTAAGTAATCTGTATCTCCTTTGTTTAGCCAATATAGTAATGGAAACTCGGTTGAAAACTTACTGGAGAAATAATAATCAAAGATATATTTAGATGACGATATTACATAATTAAATGATAATAATGTCTGTAATGTTTCTAATGTTATGTTTGATTTAAATTCTTGATGTTGTAATGCTATTGAATATGACTCATTTGATTTGTAGTCATGTATAAATAACATAGATAGCCCCTCCGAAAAATTTGACATATCTTTTGGAATAGGAAACACAAAGGAACCTGAAAAATTAGTTTGGACCTCCCGTAGTTGATCCTCGTTCTCAATAACCATCATTTATATAAAACTCATTATAATTTACAATAAACCTCTTAAGTCCCGGAAAAGTTGTCTCTGCACTTAAAACTTCATTCCTGTTTAATTGCGCTACTTGAACTTTGTCTCCGCGAACTTTCCAATAGATTTCTGCAAATATAAGTCTATTTTTGTTATCCTGCAAGTTTTTAGCAGAAAAATAATCATCTTTATTAATTTCTGTTATAGATGTTATTGGTTTTATTCGTTTTTGGTAGAAATATCTTTTAAAATAAAGACCTTCTTCTTCTATTTCTTCTTTAGTTGGAGTGTGAGGATTTATGTTTATATACTCTACCATTGGCTCCGAACCAAGAGAGGAGTACACTCTCCTCTTGAATTCGTATTCTAAAAATAATCTTTTTCTTGTATCCTTTCCGTTTATTCCTGCATAGGGTATTCTGTTAGTATAGAAATAATATCCTTTGTATGGCATGTTATTCTCATCCCATAGAAAACCGCCTTCTGTATAAAAAAAATTAGCCATGATGTATTAGATTATAAAGTCTACAGTTCCTGTTTTTCCTCTAAATCTGTCTTGAAAAATAGCCGGGGGTGGTGTTGACGGATTAGTTGTATTTTTTCCTGTAACTTCTCCTGACTTGACTCCTCCACCTAAAATTTCTGTTCCTTGAGGTACAATTGTGCAAATGCAATCTAAATCAGTTTGCCAATCTTGATTTTCTACTACATGATGTACTCTAGTTACAACAAAGGCAATATTTCTATCCGTGGTAAAATTGGTTGGGACTGTATTGCTATTTACATGATGTCCAATTCTCCATCCTCCAACTCCGTCCATTTTTATTCCCATTTTCATTAACCATAAATACTGATTATTTTCTATTAAAGATTCTGTAGTTCTGCCTCTATTTAAACTAGCTAATAAATTTCTAGCTGCATCACAAGTTTCGTCGCTGTAATATGTTCTAGGCATTAAATCATTGTAGTAATTGTTTAGTAGCTTATTTATTATGGTGGCTAAATCAAAATTGCTTAATCCGTCTTTAGAATTACCTGTGCTTATGGTGTAACCTGGCCTAGAGGAGTTAAATATATTCTTAACTAAAGAAGCATGCAAGTCGGTAGAAGGTAATTCTGCTGTCATTTGTAATTCTCTAGTAGATCCATCTCCATTAAGGGTATCAAATTTCCAATTATTAAATTTTTCTT